GCTGATTGGGCAAACAGAGGTCTTAATTTATGGACTGTAACACAAGAAACAAAGTCGGTAACATCTGGCACGGCAACATATACTTTGTCTAGTGAGTTTGTTGACCTACTAGAAGTTGTATTAAGAAATAGTTCTGGTACAGATTTTACTCTTACACAAATGAGTCGTGGTGAATATTTAAGGATACCAAACAAAGATAATAGTGGACAACCAAGTCAATACTTTTTTGATAGACAAACCACTCCCACGATTACATTATGGTCAACCCCAGATAAATCATACACATTGGTATACTACTATGTAAGAAGAATACAAGATGCAGATAGTTTAGTTAATACAACAGATGCACCTTTTAGATTTTTACCATGCATGGCGGCTGGACTTGCTTATTATATATCTGTGAAAAGAGCACCAGATAGAATACAAATATTAAAAAGTATTTACGAAGAAGAGTTTCAAAGAGCCATGTCAGAGGATGCAAATAGCACACCACTTAAACTAACACCAAACATATCATACTTGAGGTACTAATGGCTAGATATGCAAGTGGCAGAAGAGCATATGGATACTCAGACAGATCTGGATTTCGTTATCGTCTTCGTGATATGATAAAAGAATGGAATGGTTTAAAAGTAGGTCCAGATGAGTACGAACCTAAACACCCACAATTAGAACCTAATTATCCTGGCCCAGATCCAACAGCGTTGTATGAACCAAGACCAAATCAAGATACAGACTTAACTGCATTTGTGGTATACACAAATTCAGGAGATGGTATAATAGGTAAAAAATTAACAGCCTTTACAGCTACAACTAGTCTTGGCACAGTAACAGTGAGTACATCATGAGCTTTACATTAACAACTTTAACTCAATCTATTAAAGACTGGACAGAGAATGATGAGTCTACATTTACAGCAGAAATACCTTTCTTTATAAGTAACGCAGAAGAAAGAATATTTAAGTCTGTTGACCTAGATTATTTTAGAAAAAATGTTACTGGAACCATGACGAATGGTAATAAATTTTTACAAAAACCTTCTGACTATCTAGCTACTCACTCTTTATCGTTTGTAAATGCCAGCACTGAAAACGTATTTTTATTACAAAAAGATGTAAACTTTATTCAAGAATACACCTCAAATCCAAGTACAACTGGACTGCCTATTTACTACGCACAGTTTGACGTTGATAATTTTATTATTGCACCGACACCAAATAGTAATTTTACAGTTGAAATACACTATTATTATAGACCAACTTCATTAACAACAGATGATTCTGGAACCACATGGATTAGTACAAATGCACCAGATGCACTTTTATATGCCACTCTTGTGGAAGCATACACTTTTATGAAAGGCGAAAATGACTTGATTCAACTATATAACACGCGGTATACAGAAGCCTTAAGTAGACTCAAGACCTATGCAGAAGGTAGAAACTATTCAGATTCTTATAGAGATGGACAGGTAAGAGTTCCAAAAACTTAGTAAGGTAGCTTTTCTTGCAATTTAAACGAAATATTTTCTCTGTACCGATTTATCAAGGTGAACACAATAATAAAGTTTTTCATAAAAAATTAAAAGATCTTTGTTATAAATGGAAACCAAAAGCAGACGGTCTTGTTTCTGGAAGTTGGGAATATAGAAAAAGATCAAATAATCAAGCAGAAAAAGATAAAGAAGGAGTAACAACTTTTTTATCAGAGAACTTGCGTGAGAACTCAGAGTGGGATGAATGCACTAATTTTATCTGTGATTTCTCAAGACACATGTTA